GGCCACGCTTTTCAGGTAGTTGTGGTTCTTCATCGGCAGGCGCAGCTTGGGGTTCTCCCGCATCTGCTCCATGGCCTCGGCCCATATCCGGGGCGGGCATGGCCTAGCGACCAGTTTGTCCACCTGGACATAGCCGCTGCCTACCAGGACGGCGATCTCCTCCAGCAGCCGCAGGGCCTTGTCGGCGCTCATGGCCCGGCCCGAGGCTGGCCGGAACAGGGCGAGATAACGCACCGTGGGCGGGGCCACCTCGCGGGGCAGGGAGGACATCACCACCAGGCACTGGCGGTATTTGCCGTCGGCCAGGAACCATTCCAGGGGAGCCACCGCCCCGCAGCTCTGGCAGACGCCGTTCACGCCGTGACCCCGATCCGCCGCTTGTACACCTTGCCGGTGGGTGAGCGGAACTCGGCGGGCGCATGCTCGTTGATGTAGACCTCCACCGGCTCGTCGAACGGCAGGGTCCACCACTCCGGGCCATTGTTGGCCTCCATGGCGTGCTCGAACATCTTTTTCAACCCCTCGATGGCGCGGTACGCCTCGTCGGCGGTGCGAACCTTGCCGCCCTTGATTCCCATGCGCTTTTCGAGGAACAGGGCCAGGCCGTTCTCGTAGCGCCAGAAGATGAGGGAGGCGATGGCGTTGATCTTCTCGATTTCCGCTGCCGAGGCCAGGGAGACCACCTTGGCCTTTCCTTGCCTGGGAGTACCCACGGGGCGACGCAGTCCGCCGCCATGGGCGAGCCGCTTCCGCTTCGGTTTCTTGGGCTCGAAGGCGAATCCCTGCTGCTGGAGACGGTCGATCAGGCCATCGGCCTGGACGGCATTGAGCTTGGTGCAGGAATCCACCCCGTAGCCCTGGCGCAGCATGGCCCGGTAGGTGGCGTCGTCAAGCCCCAGACTGCGCTGGGCCATCTTGATGATCCGGATCTGCTTCGGCCTGATCAACTGCATGTGTCACCATCTTCCCACGGTGCCGGCTCGCCCACCTTTACCGCATGGTTCAGGCTGGAGAAGACCTCCCGCAGGGCGGCCAGCTCTTTGCGGATCGCGGCCGCGCCGTTCAGCTCGTACCCCATAGTCGGCCGCATACGGACCAGGCTTTGCTCGATGTGGTCAAGTCTATCAATCGGTGTAGGCATCCGTTCCTCGCATTCCAGTTGTATTTTCAGCGGGCACATCTCGCAGTAGCCGCCGGTGCATGACGCCCATGGATGGGCTAACCCAGCGGGCACAGGACGCGCAGGAGCTGGGCTCATATCCTTTGTTTCCGCCGCGCCGCCGGCCGATCATGCCGCAGATAGCCGTAGAGCACCAATCCGGCGCCGACGAGCAGCAATACCATTGCCCCCATCACACATTCCTCCATTCACACTTCTCGCAGGCCACCATGGCTCCGCGCGATTTACGGCACCACTCGATGGTGGCACCGGCAGATATCCCGGTGGTCGGCCACGCCGGGCAGCCGATCATCCGCGGTCCAGTCTGAGGCGGCCGGAGCTTGACCGCTCGCGGCTTCGGCCGGGGCGGGCGTTCCTCTTCCTGCTGATCCTGTTCGGCCGGATCGGCACTCACGGGCTCACCAGCAGGTCGATAAACCACAGCTTGTCTACCTTGCGTAGATCGATCACTGCGGCGTTCTCGGCCACGAACTTCCGTACATCCTTGCGCTTGATCCACCAGTGGTCGTCGCCCTGGGCCTCGGTGCGCGCTGTGCCGCGGCGGGTCGCTCTGAGCCATCCCCGCTTGATCCAGCTCGATACCGTGGTCGGGTCCACCCCGAACTCGCCAGCCAGTTGCCTGCCCGTGTAGTGATCGTAGTCGATGGTATCGAGCCGCAGCCGCTTGCGCCTTATCACGATGGCCGCGGAGGTGCGGCGGTAGCCATGCTTGACAAATAGTCGCCGGATAGTCTCGGGGCTCTTATGGGCGTTCTTTTCGAGCAGCTCCTCTTCGGCGGGACTCCACGCCGGTTCTTTCTTGAGCGGGACCGTCACCCCCAGGACCACGGCGCGTTTTTTCACCCACCATGCCGGCCGGCCGAGCCTGGCCGCCAGGCGGTTTACCGCGCCCCGTTCGGGGTGGTTGCGGTAGCACTCCACGATATGGCGGTCCATCTCTGCATCCACCGGGTAGGGCCTGGACGGCGGCCGTTGCTTCGCTGATCGGATGCCCAGCGCGGTGGCCTGCTGACGGATGGAAAACTCGCTCCGGTGCGGCAGCAGGGCGCGACACGCCTTGGCCCCGCCGGTGGCGTAATGTTCCCGCACCACCCTCTGCTCGGGCAGGGTCCAAAAACGTCTGAAAAAAGTTTCGTCGGCCATTCTTCACAGGCCCCGCGGGGGGTTGACGTAGGCAACCGCATCGCCTCGCCTTTCTTTGCCGAGCGTTCCCAGGCGGTCCTGTATCCAGCGGTACCATTCCCGGTGGCTCGCGTCTGCCGGCAGAAGCCCGGCTGCGGCGGCGACCGCCCGATACTCGTACAGCTCGCCGCTGGCCCAGGCGCGAGGCAAATAGAGCCACCACGGCTCGCACAAGATGCTCATCTTGTCTGCCCAGCAGAGCCGCGACGGCTCTTTTCCAGCGCGGCGGGCGTAGTGGCGGGAGTGGAGCAGGCACAGGTCGTGGTATTCCTGGCCGAACATGCGGCCTGCGATCCTGGCGCCAAGCTCCGGGTGGAGTTCCCCCTCGGCACCATCCATGTTCAGCTTGCCCCAATAGCCCCAGTCGTGGATCACGATGCACACGGCCTCCCGCCAGGTCGGCAGCGTGCGGTAGAGCCACACCCAGGCCAGATATACGGTCACCGGGTGCAACAGGAACTGATGGACCCCAAACAATATGGACGCCGTTCCTCTCTTCATCGTGAGCCCCCCTGTTGCGATGGTGCATTTGGGGGTGATGCGCCCACCCCCGGCATGCCTGCCGCCCATTTGACCGGGCCAGCCCGTAGCGACACGGTAGCGAACCAGTCATCTTGTTTCACCCGGCACGACGCGACCGTTCCGGGGGCTGCTCATCAGACCCAGGCCGCCACGCCTGGATGACCGGGCAAGGCCCGGTTTCGCATTATGCCAATCTGTTCCGCAGTTCGCCGTCTGCCGGCACGGCCCACACCCGCCACTCATAGTTCTCGCGTCCCAGGCGATGGTAGCGTGCGTAGTCCCGAGCCTCCCCGTCATCGAGAAAGACCCTGTCCACCTTCCAGTGGGCGAACTCGGCCTCGGCACCGCAGTCGTTACACCCCGCGTATTCCGTGTTATTCACCTGCAGCAGAAACAGCGGGTGCTCAAGCAATGTCAAATCTCTGCGTTCCTCAAGTGTCTTCATGCCCACACCCCCTTATCCAAGTCTCACATCGAGCGACTCGACGTCGTAATCCACAAGGGGATTGGCATTCTCAATCCCACCCGTGAAACCGAACTGAAACCGCAGCCACTCTTCAACCTGCTTGTCCGTGGCGGCTGCTGGAACCCGGACACTGGCACGGACCTCGACGACCTCACCTGGTTTGAATTCCATTGTTCACACCTCCTCGATCCTGGTGATCTTGGCCCACATCCGGCAGTTCGGGCAGACCACGTTTTGCGGCAGGTCGCGGACCTCGCCGCTTTCGAGTACCCGCTTGGTCCGCTTCCTGACCACCTCGAAGTCTCCGCACTTCTCGCAGGTTGCGTGGATGCGTGCTTTCCCGGCCATCATGCCACCTCTTCCAGCTCAGTCTCGAAGGGGACGATCACGAAGTCCTCGCCTTGAGCGATACTGACCCCGGTAATGGTCTGGGCCAGCTCCGGTTCGGCCAGCATGGCGTCCTTGTTGACCTCTTCCTTCACCCGCAGGAAACGGGCCAGGCCCAGCTTCTTACAGGCGGCGATGATGTTGTCCAGCCCGCGCAGGCTCACCCTGGGCGGCCGCATCCGCCACTTGATCTCGCCGCTGGCCAGGTTGGCGGTCTTGGTTTTGCCGCCATTGGTCAGCTCGTCGCGGTTGGCCTCGCACCAGAGATGCACCCCGTCGGAGAGGCGGGTGATCGCATCGGCATGCGGGCGGGCCTCGGCCTCGTAGCGCTGCCGCACCGCGGCCAGCTCATCATTCATGGCGGCCTGGATGCGCTCGCGTTCCCGCTGGCGCCGGCCGATCTCGGCGATGGCCTCCACCACCTGCTCCTTGCTCTGCGGCACCGGGATTGCCACTGCCTCGGTCCTGATCCTCGTTGTCTTTGCCACGTCAACCCTCCTTTGGTTCCATGATGCGTCACGCCGCCGGCAGATCCACCCCGTTGCTTGCGGCCAGATAGTTCTCGATCTTTGCCATCGCAACCTGCAGCGTGACCAGGGTCTGCCGCAGTTCGCTGCGGCGCACCGTTTCTCCCCTCTCCAGCCGGGTGACCAGATCCACCAGCCCGGCCACCGGCAGAGGCCGCGCCGTTACGCCACCAAGCAGGCTACGGGCCTTGCGCTGGATGCGGCAAAGCGCCTGCTCCGCCTCGCCGCGGGCGGCGATCATCGAGCCCACTGCCGCCTGCACGATGAGCACGTCGTCAATGATCTCCCTGGCAAAGTCTCCGTTGTCCGCCACCGGCGTCTGCGGCCGGTACAGCACTGTGCATTTTTCGCTCATGGTCATTCCTCCTTGGGTTCAGATCGCATCGATCACGTCAGCGGTGACCCTGGCCTCGCCCATCTCCTGCGCCAGATTCAGCGCCCGCGCGACGTGGTTGTTGACGGTGAGCGGGTAGGCATGGGAGATCTTGCCCTTGCCGTCCCGACTGAGGCTGGTCAGCCTCTTGCTCATGGCCTCGTAGGCATCATCGCCGAAAATTTCCTCCGGGTTTTTGCCGACCCGCTTGAACTTCACCGAGAGGTAATCCTTCAGGTGGCCGTTGAGCCCGCGGATCTCCGCCACCTGCACCCGGCGGATCACCTCGCGCATGTCCACGTTCTGGCTCTCGTTGAACATGTGCTTCAGCTCGGTCTGGCCGATCAGGATGATGCCAAGGAGCTTCTTGTAGCCGTCCTCCAGCTCATAGAAACGCTTGAGGTACTTCAGGGTGTTGACGTTCAGGTCGTGGGCCTCTTCGACGATCAGGCAGGCGCGATAGCCGCTCTTGGCCCGGTCCAGCAGCAGCCGCTGCACTTGGCGGGTCTTGTCTTCCAGCTTGGCCCGGCACTTCTCGTTGCTCACGTCCTGGATGATGGCGTCGCAGATCGAGGCCGCGGTGAGGCGGGTCTTGTCGATGATCTGCGGATAGATCACCAGGGTGTCGCCATCGCGCTTGAGCTGTTCCACCACCTTGCGCCGCATGACGCTCTTGCCGCTGCCCACCTCGCCGATCACCGCCAGGAAGCCGCCGTGGCGGGATGCGTCGAGCATGGCCGCCTCGATGTAGCGGTGCTCGTCGCTCATGTACACGTCGCTGTCCCTCTGGATGTCGTCAATGAAGGGGTTGCGGAACATCTTGAAGTGCTTCATCGCTTCCTGTGAAATCATCTCTACCTCCCCGTTGATGGTGATCAGATCAGGATCGCCAGCCGCGATGGCGCGAGCCAGCCGAGCCTGCTGTTGTCTGTGCTTCTGTCCGGCCGGCATGGCCAGCCGCCGTTCCTCGCCCAGGGGCCGCCAGATGTCGGCCACCGTCATGCCTCTCTCCGCCAGCCAGTTCCGGCCGCGAGGATGGTGGTCGATCACCTGTTCCACCGCGGCCACGAACCCCTTGATCGTGCCGGGGATGTACCCCCGGTTCAGACAGAGGTTGATGGTCGGCCGGCTCACCGGCCTGCCCACCACCGCCTCCACCGCCCGCTGCAATTCGGCCTGGCTGAGGTCGCATTCCACCGCCAGGGCCTTCAGTGTGAGCGGCTTGAACTCCATCGCATATGCCGTTGCCGGGTGTGACATTCCTTCCTCCTTTACCCTTTATCCCTCGGCCCGGAGCGCTTCGCTCCGCTGCCGCCATTCCTCGCCCGCCGCCAGGGACCGGATCACCTCGTCGGCCCGCCGGACCTCGACCGAGGTGCCGAATTCCGCCCGCAGTTCCCGGTTCAGGTCCGCGCCAATCGTCACGCCGGCATCCCTGAGCCGCTTCAAAAACTCCATGATCGTGATTTCCTGGGCCGCCTCGTTGCGCGCCACCTCCATCGGCGTGCCCCTGCGTGGCATGGGTACCGCCGCCACCATCTCCGCGTGGTGGCCGAATACCCGCAGGGTGCCGCCGAAGGGCAGCGCGTCTTTGCCGCGCTCCTCGCCGTAGGCCAGATTCTCGTTGGCCTTGCGCACCTGCTGCACCGGGGTCTCGGGCTGGGCCTTGTACCCCTCACCGATGACCTGGGCCGTGGCCGAGAAGCCGCCGGCCAGCGTGCCGATGGGCTGCACCAGGTATTCGCGCTCGCCGTAGATCACCGCCACCTCGGGCCAGTGGTAGGGCCTGAGCACCACCTGCACCTTCCTCCCCGGCCGTATGCCCTCGATGTGCTTGACCCGGTATTCCTCGCCGCGGAAGGTGATGGTGTTGTCCTGGCGCACGGTCCGCTCCACCTCGGGCTCGGCATAGAGGTCGCGCAGGATTTCGTCGGCCGGCAGATCCCGGAGTTGCTCGGCGCGGATGGTGAGCCAGCAGGCGGTGCGGGTCATGCCGTGGCGGCGATGGACACGGGTGGAATTCCACCAGGCCAGCCAGTCATCGACGTTGGCATTCAGCTCCTCCACTGTGGTGGCCGGCTCGAAGCGGAGCCGGGCCTCGAAGTGGGTCTCGATGATGTTTTGGGCGCACTCGGCCGAGCCCTGGCGGCGCGGGTTGTGCGGCATGCTCTTGGGCAGCTCGATCCCAAGCCGCTCCAGCAGCGCCAGGATACCCTTGGCCACGTTGGCCGCGCCGGCATCCATGAGCAGGTACTTCGGCACCCCGCGGAAGGGCAGCTTCTCGTGGTGACCGCCTCGCCAGGCCTGACTCAGAAAATCGAAGGTCTGCCGGGCGTTTTCGCCGGTCGCATCGTAATAGCGGACAAACAGGTGGTGACTGAAGTGATCCGCCAGCACCAGGCGGTAGAGCCGCGTCTTGAGTTTGCCGAAGTTGGCCGGCTTCTTCTCCCGGAAGTCGCGTTCGTCCATGAACCCGAGGCCCTTGCCGTTCTTGAGGTAGTACTGGATGCAGATGGAGGCGTCGAAGACGTGGACGTGGTTGGGATGGAGGCTGGCCATGCGGATGGACGGGGCAACGGCGTTGAGCGCCGTGCTGTTCATTTCGCGTTCGCGCAGGATCGCCTGCAACCGGGGCAACGATATCTGCCCCGGCGCGATGACCCCGTTGTCGTGGGCGATCTGGAGCGCCTCGGAGAGCGGCAGGATGGTGCCCTTGACCTCTCGCGCCGAGGCCTGGACCAGCGAGGAGACGAACTGGAGCTGCTCGTCGTTCAGGCAACTTTTGAGCACCCCCCTGTCTTCCCTGGGTTTGCGGCCGGAAGCAAAGCCGTTCCGGGCCGCGATGCGGTAGAGTGTTGCCGGGCTCTTGCCGGTCAGCGCCTGATACTCGGCAACGATCCGGTCCTTCTCGCCATTCACCGCCCGGCCGAGCCGAGCGGCCATCTCCCGCGCCCACTCCATGGTTACGCCTCCAGGCGGCAGGCCTGGGCGCCGTTGCATTTGTCTGTGCAATCCTTGCAGCACCCGACGCACGTGGGATGGGCTGATCGACAGAGCTGGCACCCCTTTGGCACCGGCACGTCCTCGACAGCGTCAGTGACCCGCCGAGAGGGTGGCACCCATCCACCATCCATCTCGGGGTCGCCGTAAAGGTCGGCCGCGGTGTCATAGGCGGCGCGGATGCAGCGCCGGAACCAGGCAAGGGTCTGCATGTGGGCCGCCCGCATTTTCGGCGTGGCGTCCTCGGGCAGCGGGTTGTACTGTGGGTCGAACTGGTTGAGGAAGCCGTCGATGGTGATCCGGGCGTTCTCGCATTTCTGGAGGTATGCGTCTTCCTCCGGGGTGAGTCCCTTGGCCTCGGCCTGCTGGGTGAACTTATCCAGGTCTTTTTGCAGCTTGGTCATGCTCTTGCGGGTGTCGGCCTGAACCCGGTCGAACGCCTTCTTTTGCGCCTCGACCTCGTTCTGCATCGCGGCCTGCTGCTCGATGAGGGTTTCGATGGCGGCCTGGAGGTCTTCCTTGTGGTCGGCATCCAGCGGGATGCGCTCCTCGCCGATCACCACCGCCTCGGCGTCGATGACCACGGCGCCGTCGTGGGAGAGTTGCCGGAGTTTGCGGAGGTCGCGGTAGCCGAGAGAAAAATTGCCGACGTCGGCAAGAAACCGCTCGCCGAAGGCGGCCAAGTTCGCCAAATCTTCATCGACCTTTGAGCGAGATAACCCCACGCGATCACAGAATTTATCCCACGTTCCAATGTCTGGGAGGTCGCGATAGAGCTTCGACTCCTTGACCTGCCGCAGCCAGACCAAATTGCCGACGTCGGCAAATTCGGTGATGAGCTTAAATCCCTGGATGCGTCCGATCACCTCGTGGCATTCGGCGATGCGCCGCTCCCTCTCCTCCTGCTCGCTTAGGGCGAGATCGGTCCGCTGCTGTTCGACCTCCACCACCTGGTCCGCCGCCTCGGAGACCGGGTCCGGCGCCGGGCGATCCTCCAGCCTTCTTAGGGCCGCTTCCAGGGCCTTCTTCTTGGTTGCCGTGGCCGGCTGCCCTTCGATTTTTTTCAACGCCGCGCGGATCGTGGCCGCATCCGCCCGCGCCAGGGCACCCTTGAAGTTCACGTCGCTCGCCGGCACATCCGTCAGCCATCCGAGGGTTTCGGCGTCAACGACCTCTCCCTGTTTCCCTTTCGCTCCCATCTCATCCCTCCAGTTCTTTCAGGTTTTCCGTGTCGCGGGCGATGCGGCCCGCGAGTTTCGCCTTGTGACGCGCCCAGAACAGGGCCATCCCCATGTCCAGCTCCCAGGCCCCGCCGACCGACCGCACCAGGTGCTCATCTTCCAGGGTGGCCAGATGGCACATCACCGTGCCGTGCGGCACGTCCACCGCCCTGGCGATCTCCTGGCCGCCGACCGCTTCCTTCTGCTCGGCCAGGAACCGCAGGATTCCGACCGTAACCCTTGTTGCTTCGATCCGCCTGTAGCTCGCCATCACCGCTCCTCTTTCTCTATTTCCTGTAGGAACATCTCCCGCTTGCGCTTCTCCGCCCGCGCCCTGCGCTCTTCCTCGGCATAGCGCTGGATTTCGGCCCGCAACGCCTCTGGGCCGGGCAAGGTGAAAAGGCCGGTTGCCTCGGCCAGTATCTCCAAGGGGCGCCGGTCGCCGGTCACCCGGCAGAATGCCGGCAGCCGGCCGGCCCATATCTGATGCTTGGTTTTGGACTCTGCGGTCCAGGTGTAGATCATGTCCGCGGTGATGGTCTCGCCGAGCAGGTGGCTCATCTCGCCGGCCACTTGATGGACCGACAGGGTGGTGTGCTTGAGCGCATCGCTCAAGGCCTGGCGCATCCGCGCCTCGACGTTCATGCTCCCCTGGTCCGACGACACCGCCTGGAGTTCCTGGGCGCGTTGGAGAAGGTCCAGGAGCGACAGTTGGTTGGTGTCAGGCTTTCTCGTCTTTTTAGACATTGATAACCGTTAGGGGATTTGTTACCGTTTCTTAGTTCCCAGATGAACGCCCTGCCGGTTGTAACGGCTGCGCCAGATCACCTGCGGCCTGACGCCGATGATGCCGGCCACGATCTTTTCCATCACCGCCCACGGCCGCCAGAGGACGGTGTTGGGCGAGTTGAGCACGTAGTTGTGCTCTCGGGCGATGCGGGCGAAAGAATACCCCCGCTTTGCCAGGGCGGCCTTGATGTCCGCCGGGTGCCAGTCTTTGCGGCGTGTTGCTTTAGTCATGACGACCTACTCTTGTTGGAGGTGTGATCTTGTTCCCTAGGGAGGCTCACTTCATCTGCCGGAAATGCCGGACACGCTTCTTCTTCAAGGATGGGGAGCTTGATTACGTGAGCCGGACAAATGGGTTTGGGTGCCCGCATTGCGGCGCGGTGACCGAGGGCGAACTCCGGCATGTGGAGCGTTTTTTTAAGTTCTATCCCAGATTGATCGAAGCCACCGGAGCGATGGCAGGGAACGGCTTCAGGTGGGATGGGTACACCTATAAAGAGGTTCCGCTGGCCGGCTACTATTATTTCATGAGCCTGGCTTGGTGCTGCGTGGAATGTGGCAAGTCGTTCTCGATTCCCTTCGTCGGCCGGGTTGACAAGCTGGCCGACGAACCGCGCGTGTTTTCCTGCCCCAAGTGCAGGATCACCCCCAAGGCCGTGAGGGTTACGAAGGAGTTCTTTGTGTGCCTTAAAAACGTGCATAAGGCCGCCCACTCTATTTTGGATTTCCAGTGGGATATATTTGCCCCACTGCAACAGGAGCCCGATCTTTACAAAATCCAGTCACCGATCCACCGGCAGGCTTTCCCTTGACAAGCCCCTGGTCGATCATGATCTTGCGCGCCATCCTCTTCGAGAGGCGCACATATTTCGGAAGCTTTGCGTTGGCGCGGCGTTGAAAGTCGTCGATGATGGCTTGTTTGGTGGTCATGGTGACCTCTTTTTTTTGACTGTCTGATTTCGAGTTCTGAAACTGACAAGGCCAGAATAAACAACGAATGTAATTTATGTCAACCACAAAAATAACAATTGGCGAAATAACAAAAAGATTGCTCCTGCTCGTCGAGGAGCAATCCGGGGGCAACGTCACCAAATTCTCCAAGAAAGTCGGCGTCTCGCAGGCGACTCTCCATAACTACATAAAGGGACGGACCCCTAGCGCCGAAAGCCTTTACAACATTTGTAATTCTTGTGGGGTTAGCCTGAATTGGCTGATTGCGGGACTTGGTCCTCAATATATCGAAGCGCTTCAAGGAAAAACGGGGGCGGCGGCTGTTGTGCCGGCGGGCGGAGGGTCGGCTCAGACGACGATTATTGACGAAGACCCGGCTGTTGCCGAGCTTCTTGAGGGGGCGCGGCGGGTTTTGAAGAGTGGCAACCCTATCGCCTTCGATGCCCTGGAACGAAATATCCGCTATTTCGACCATGCGGTGGCATCAGAGAAGCGTTTGCAGGCGGTCGAGGCAAAACTCGAAGAGGTGATGGCGGCCGTGACCGAACGGAAGGGGCCGAAGAAGGCGGCCAACGACAAGTGATCAAGCTGGGCTCATGCCAATACGGCCGCAGCCAGGACGGTAAGATCGTTTATCCGTTTCTGATATGTTAAAATGTTGGCGGCAGTGTTAGGGGCCGGCTGAGGACAGGGGGTTATGGTGGAACGGAAAAAGGAGTGGTACGAAAGCAGGAAGGCAGTCTATTTCATGTTGGTTCTCTTTTTCCCTATGGGCCTGTATGGGTTATGGAAAAACGAGTCGTTTGGGCGCCCGGCCAAGATTTTGGCAACCTCCATAATTGGCGCGATCGTCATTGGTTATACCTTTATTGAGCCGCTACCGCCGGAAACTCGTACCAATCCGCAAGCGGCCGGGCCAAGCGAGCAGGGCCGCGTTCTTATTGATCTTGCAGGGAACAATCCGCCCATGGCCACCCAGACTGCTGCCAAACCGTATCGGGTTTTTCACCGGAGTGATTTCAGTTTTCCGGGCCGAACTCGCGTTGAATGGTGGATAATGTCGCCAGAGGCAAAAACGTTTGAAGAGCGGGGCCGAACGGCCATGCAAGCCGCGATCGATTTACAGAAAGATTCGAGAGCGCACGTCGTTTCTATATGGTTGGAGGCTTCCCCGAATATTGCCGGCACCGGACAGCAACTGGCTACCGCCATGTATGCCCCGGATAGCGGCGGGCTCTCTGGCACTCAGGGATGGAAGTGGCAGATCGAGGCCGCCGATACCCCAGGGCCGACGACCTCCCGCAAGAAATACCAGGCGCAATAAAACTCTCGTTCGCGTCGAAGCTGGCCCGCGCATCAAAACTTTCTTGAAGCGCCCGCCGTTTTTCCCTTTCGTCACCCATTCGTAAAGCATCGTCAACCACACTTTTCGCAATTCTCAGCATCTAGTTATTGCACCCCCTCTCATCCCGCCAATTTCCTTGACACCCTTTTCGCGGCTCTGCGACAATGAAGCCACCCACAAGAGGGGACGCCTCTCACAAGGACGCCGATGGGAACCAGCCG